CGATGGATTTATCAAAAGCCTTTGGACCGAATACGAAACTAACGGAAGAGTCCTGGCGCCAATTAGTAATAAGCCGTTCACTACGAAGTTAAAAGATATGCATCCACAGAAGTTAATGAACTATGTAATGCAAAGTCTTGAAACTTCTAGAAATATTATTATAATCAAAGATGTATTAAGGTATTTAAAAGATAAAAAAACTAAATTAGTACTATATACCTATGATGCACTTTTATTTGACTTTTATAAAGAAGATGGAGAAGAAACTTTGAAAAAGTTAAAAGAAATATTGGAATCTGGTGGAAAATACCCAACAAAATTAAAATACTCCAAAGATTTAAGTTTATAAAACAAAAAGATATTTATATATGATAAATGAAGTTATACATTCAAGTTTCGATTATGACATCGAACCAATCTATTTGAACGAAGATATGAGCAACAAATTGTTCTGTACCTTTGCGACAGAAGAGACATTAGATTCAATTCTAGAACAAATACAGGAAAGGTACAAGATTATATACAATAAGATTTTTGTCCTTTATTCCAAATCCCAAGATGAGTATATTTGTACTTATAATGTAGATTTTGGTAATATTGGGACATTCCTTGAGAACACTATTCTCGTTCATAGGAAAAAAGAATCCAATACTCTGTATACTATTAATGCACTTAACACTCTTATAAAAGAGTTAAATGGTGGTACATTAGATACGTCTTACAGAATAAATTGGACCGACTATAGAAACTGTATACTACTTACTAAAGGACCCGAACTCAAAAGGGTTAACACAAAACTTTATAAGATAGTAGAGTTGGAGAACAAATAAAAAGTTCTTATATTATAGTAATAATAAGTTATAAATTAAAATTAGTTATATATGGCACTCGATTTTAGTAAAGTGAACGACCGTTTAGAATCGTTCAACAAAAGTAGTCAGCCTCAAGAAAAGATTGACTATACAACAATTTTTTGGAGACCCCAAGAAGGTAAACAGGTGGTTAGATTAGTACCATCAGTCGTGGATCCTACGTATCCATTTACAGAAATGAAGTTTCATTACAATTTTGATTTTCCTATTCCTGCATTATCAAATTTTGGTAAGCAAGATCCTGTAGAGGAGTTTGTGAAGGAATTAAGAAAGTTAGGTGGTGATGATAACTTTGATGAAGCAAGAAAGTATTCACCTAAAACAAGAGTATTAGCTCCTGTAGTAGTTAGAGGAGAAGAAGATAAAGGAGTTAGATTATGGAACTTCGGTATTACTATCTACGATTCTCTACTTAAGTTAGCTAAAGATGAAGATGTAGGTGATTACACAGATGTTATTAACGGTTGGGATATGATCGTTGAAATGACACCAAGAAATGCTCAAAATCCTTACCCTAAGACAGAGTTAAGAATTAAACCAAAACAAACTCCATTATCTGATGATAATGCATTAGTTGAAAAATGGTTAAAAGAGCAACCTAAACCATTAGAAGTATACAAAGCTTATGATTATGAGTTTATTAAAAAGCAACTTAAAAAAGCTACTTTAGGTACTTCAGATGAAACTACGCCAGAAAGCTCAAGTCCTCAAAAGTCTGACTTTTCTTTAGAAACAGCTACTGCTGGCAACAAAGATACAGTTAGTGAATTTGATGATTTATTTAATGAGTAAAAATGGCGAAAAAGAAACAAGAAACAATTGAAAGAGCGACAACGTCTGTTCGTAAGTCGTTTAATTTATCAAACTTTAAAAAGAAGAAAGGTTATTCTAATGCTTCCGTAAAATTTAAGGAGCAAGGCTGGATACCTTTATCTAAAGCTTTTCAAGATATTACATCTTTACCTGGTATCCCTACCGGGCACATCACTTTACTCAGAGGTCATAGTGATACGGGCAAGACAACTGCCCTACTTGAAGCTGCGGTGAATGCTCAAAAAATGGGCATTCTCCCTGTCTTCATTATTACTGAGATGAAGTGGTCATGGGAACATGCTGCTGAAATGGGATTACAGTTTGAAGAAGTAAAAGATAGTGATGGTAACGTATTAGATTATGAAGGACATTTCCTTTACGCTGATAGAGGTACTTTGAATACTATCGAAGATGTAGCAGTTTATATTGCTGATCTATTAGATGAACAAGCTAAAGGTAACTTACCATATGATATGTGTTTCTTCTGGGATAGTATAGGATCAGTTCCTTGTGACTTATCAGTAAGATCTAATAAGAATAACAATGAATGGAATGCTGGTGCTATGTCTACTCAGTTTGGTAATAATCTTAATCAAAAAATACTTTTATCTAGAAAGGAAAACTCTCCTTATACTAATACGTTAGTAGCAATTAATAAAGTATGGACGATGAAACCTGAATCTCCTATGGGTATGCCTAAACTTCAAAATAAAGGAGGTATGTCTATGTGGTATGATTCTACTTTAGTAGTTACTTTTGGTAATATTACTAACCCAGGTACGTCTAAAATTAAAGCTATAAAAGATGGGATGCAGGTAGAGTTTGCTAAACGTACTAACGTTCAAGTAGAAAAGAATCATATTGGAGGAGTACAATCTAGAGGTAGAATAGTTATGACTCAGCATGGTTTTATTCCTGATGATAAAAGAGATATTGATAAGTATAAAGATGCTCACAAAGACCATTGGTTAAAATTAGTAGGTAGTTTAGATTTCGACCTTATTGAAGAAGGTGACTTAGAAGAAGATACAATTACTCCTAATCTACTTGATTAATGGCTAAAAAGGATATCCTAGATAACTTAAAAGAAACCCCACCCCGAGTAATGAATGACCATATTTTGGTTATTGATGCTATGAATATGTTAATTCGTAGTTTTTCATTACTCAAGGCGATGAATCCTGACGGTACCCATATTGGCGGTATCGTTGGTTTTCTTCGTTCTTTGGGTTACGTAACTCGTATATTTGACCCTACTAGGGTTATAGTTGTATGGGATGGTAAAGGGGGTGCTAGTAATAGAAAAAATATAAATCCTGATTATAAAGCTCAAAGAGCTACTTCGAGAATAACTCATTGGGGTTTATATGATACTAAAGAGCAAGAAATGGAAGCTCTTATAGGTCAACTATTACGTGTTCAAGAATATCTAGAAACTTTACCTCTTACTCAAATAGGTATAGAAAAATTAGAAGCAGATGATATCATAGCATTTATAGCTAAAAGAGCTTCTGCATCTAACGTTAAAAAATGTACCATAGTATCATCAGATAAAGATTTCTTACAACTAATAGATGATACAGTAGAAGTATATGCTCCTATAAAGAAAACAACTTTTACAAAAGATAATGCTTTAAAAGAACTAAAGGTATTACCACAAAATTATAATATAGTAAAAGCATTATTAGGAGATCATTCCGATAATTTAACCGGTGTAAAAGGATTAGGTATAAAAACTATACTATCAGAATGGAAAAGTTTTACTTACGATCCTTATGCTAGTCTACAAGATATTTGGGATCATTGCGAAACTCAAATGGAGCAAGACAAACCTAAAAAAATATTTGCAAAAATATTACATAATTGGGATAAAGTAATGAATAACTTTGAGATTATGGATTTGCATAAATCTACTTTAGATCAAAAAGAAGAAGAATTTGTTAAAGAAGCATTTAAACAACCGGTACCTAAAGTCCATATAGGTGGGTTTTTAAGTTTATTAGAAGAAGACAATATAGAAGGTATTACAAAAAATACCGTAGGTTGGTTAGATAATTTTAGAGGAGTTATAACAAATAGTTAAAAGTGTTAGATCTTAAATTTAGAGAAATAAAGAAAAAAGATATACCTGCAGTTTGGAAATTATTAGAGCAGTTAAAACCTTTATCTGAAATAAAGTCAAAGGATTTTACTCCTGATATTGACGATGCATGGACTGAATTTAATTCAATTGGTATAGTTGGATTAGATGGCGATAAAGTAATCGCATACGGCAGTTTAGTCGTTGAACATAAAATCAGAGGTTATCAATCATGTCAAATAGAAGACGTAGTTGTTGACGATGATTATAGGGGCAAAGGTGTTGGTGAAAAACTTATTGAGGAAATGAGTAAAAAAGCAGAAAAAAATGGTTGTTATAGAGTCACTTTATTCTGCAGAGAAGAATTAATTCCTTTTTATGAAAAAAATAACTACAAAGTAAATAATGTAGTCATGAAAAGGTGGTTTTAATATGAAAAAGTTAATAATAGTTAGCGGATACTTTAATCCGTTACATAAAGGACATTTAGAGTTATTTGAAAAGGCTAAAGAAGTTGGTGACTTACTTTGCGTTATTGTAAATAATGATAAACAAAGAGAATTAAAAGGTTCAAAATTCTTTCAAGATCAAGATGAAAGAATAAGAATTATTAGAGCATTAAGCATAGTAGATATGGCATGGGTATCTGTAGATCAAGATTCAACTCAAAACGCTACTCTTAAACTTATGGTAGATAAATTCTACGACTCTATGAAACTTGCATTTGCAAACGGAGGAGATCAAAATAATGATACAATCCCAGAAGCAGAAGTTTGCAAAACGTTTAATATAGAATTAATTGACGGATTAGGGGATAAAATTCAATCATCTAGTTGGTTATTAAATAAAAATTGATTATATTTAAAAATAATTAAAGGTTATACATGACATTAAAATCACTTCAATCATACGGTAAAGCATTTCAATTAAAAGTGCTGGGTTCTTTATTAACTGATAAAGGATTTTTACTTAACGTTAGAGATGTTTTATATGATGATTATTTCGATGCTGATACGCATAAGTGGATAGTTCAACAAATAGTTTCGTATTTTGATAAGTACCATACTAATATTACTATGGATGTTCTAAAAGTAGAACTTCAGAAAGTAGAAAATGAGGTACTTCAAGTTGCAGTAAAAGAAGAGTTAAGAAACTCTTATCAAGCTTCTCAAGATGATTTAGACTACGTACAAGAAGAGTTTACTACGTTTTGTAGAAATCAAGAGATGAAAAATGCTATACTTAATTCAGCTGACTTATTAAAGCAGCAAGATTATGATGGTATTAGAAATATGATTGAGAAAGCTATGAAGGCTGGAATTGATAAAAATATAGGACATGAATATAATAAAGATGTTGAAAGTAGGTATAGAGTTGATTACCGTCCTACTATTCCTTCTCCTTGGAGTATCCTTAATGACACTATCCAAGGTGGATTTGGACCTGGTGACCTTGGTATTGTTTGGTAATCCTGGAGGTGGGAAGTCGTGGTGTATGGTTGCTATTGCTGCTCATGCTGTTAATCTTGGGTACAAAGTTAATTACTATACGCTCGAGCTCGGAGAGGACTATGTGGGTAAACGATTTGATTGCTACTTTACAGGGTACTCTATTGATGAGATTAATAAAAAGCGTGATGAAGTAGAGACTTATGTTAATAACCTTAAAGGTAAACTTATAGTTAAAGAATACCCTCCTAAAGGTGCATCAGTAAATACGGTTAAAGCTCATATTCAAAAATGTATTGATATGGACCATAAACCAGATTTAGTAATAATCGATTATGTTGATTATTTAAAAGCTCCTTCTAGAGGTAGAAATGCAGAACGTAAGGATGAAATTGACGATGTATTTATAGCAACTAAAGGTTTAGCTAAAGATTTAAAGATACCTATTCTGACTCCTTCTCAAGTCAATAGAATGGGTGCTAAAGATTCTGTTATAGAAGGTGATAAAGCTGCAGGTAGTTACGATAAAATGATGGTAGCCGATATTTGTTTATCTTTATCAAGACAGAAAGAAGATAAGGTACTAGGTACCGGGAGAGTTCACGTTATGAAGAATAGATATGGTATGGATGGAATGACTTTTAACGTGGTAATGGATACGAATAATGGTCATATTGAATTTAAGGATAAGATGGAGCAAAGTACTGAGCAAGAAAGTAGTCCTTTTTCAATAGTAAATAAAGAAAAATTGGAAGATATTTTTGCAAATCGTATCTAATGAGATATTTATTAACATGCCCCGAAGGACACTGTCTGACGGGTCTTTTCGTCTAATCACCCTGCAAATATATAAGTATATATGAGTTTATTAAAAGAAAGAGTTGTGTACAAGCCCTTTGAGTATCCAAAAGCATACGATTACTGGTTAAAGCAACAACAAGCACATTGGCTACATACTGAAGTACCAATGGCACAGGACGTTTCCGACTGGAAAGGTAACATGAAAGATCACGAAAAGAACGTAGTAGGTCAAATTCTTAAAGGGTTTGCTCAAACTGAAACAATAGTAAATGACTATTG